CAAGGATCTGGCTGCTCTGATCATCTCGTCGGTCAACTGGACTCAGCCCGCAGCTCAGGTTCTTCGTATCGCATTTGAGATCGAGAAGCTCAAGGACCTCACGCCTGGACAGAAGATCAAGCTCGCTCAGGATACGTTCACCTATGTGTCTCGCGAGACGGGTCTTACGCCCACGGAGAAGGAGACGACCGAGTTCTTCATTGAGCACGTTCTCCCCCACATTTACAGCGCCGTGCTTCATGTGACATCGAACCCGATTGTGGGCGCCGTTAAGATGTCTGGTTGCTGCTACTGAAAAAACACACCTTACCATCTACATCCTCTGACCAAATTCGAGGCTCAGCTGAATACAGAGTCACCCGAGCGTGTTCTACGTGGTAGACTCGAGATACCACACTCAAGACGTAAGGACGAGTAAAAAATGTTGTTCGACCGTCCTCCTCTCTCTGAAAGACTTCCAGAGTCTTCTCGTGTTCATTGAACCGACCAAACCCGGTATAAACATATCGGGTTTCGTAAACGGTTCCCTTCATCTTGGCGTACTTCGCAGGCACAGTCTCGCTGATCGTGACCTCCATTGACTATCTTAGACGGTGTTCGCGAAAACCAGATCACGGAGCTGGTCGGGATCGGCGATCGTCTCGTGCATCGTCTTCACGGCAGACACGATCCCACTCTGCAGGACCTGCCACTTCTCAGGATCGTTCTTGTAGTTCGTCTGGCGCCGACGACCATCAGGGAAGACCTCATTGAGATCCGAGTCCTGGGCGCCCGTGAGTTCCATGTAGACCCGAAGCTGAACCTCGTCGTAGATCGGGACCTTGGGCCACCACCGAGTCCGCTCCTTCGTGTCCACGATCCGATTCAGCGAGGCCACGTAGCCATCGGGACGACCATTGAGATCGAACCCATCGTAGGACTTCTTGAAGGTCTTGGTGTTGCGGTCCTGGACCACGACCTCGTTGATAGCCGCATAGGCATCGAGACCCGCGTTCTCGTTGTTGTTGCCCCGACGACGACCCACCGCACCGCGGATCTCATTGACCATGATCTCACGGACCGCAGGAGTCATGGACGGGTGACGAAGACCCAGAGCCATGCGGGCACTGGTCTCGGCATCGTTGAGAACGGGCTTGATATCGGACAGACCCTCGGTCTGACGGACAGCTGAACCAACGATGGCAGCGATGTCCTGATCTTGCAGGATCTCACGCTTCATCTTGGCCAGAGATGAGCGGTTGTTGGTCTTGATAATCTCGTCAAGCTTGACCTTGAGTGAGGAGTCTTTCATCATCAGGTCAAACATGATTTCACGAGCATTCTGGTACTGGTTCAGGCCGATGAGGCCAGCGACCTTCGAGGCGGGAATATTAGGAGTGAACATCTTGACTGTGAGGTTGGTTATTTAAACGATTCTGGATCCATTTTGCCTAACAGAAATAGGTGACCACCAGCGCAAACACCACCGTGTGGACCACCAGACCCAGCGTGGTCGGGCATCCCGCACCGTGCGACAGAGGACCCACCACACCGCCCAGAAGCTTATCTGTCAGCTTGTAGACCATGGGGTTCGAGACAATGAAGAACGCAAGGGAAAGCAGAAAAAGATTGACAAACGACTTGTTCATTTTTCTTTACGGCGCGAAACTCTTTTGCATGCGCACGATAGCATCAATCCAACCAGGCATTCCTTGCAAGACATTCGAGACGGCCACCGTGCTTCCCGTAACGATCGTCGCATCGAAGGTCGTTCCCTCACAGACAATCACGATGGCAGCGATCAGCAGGTGTTGCTTGGTCTTGGCCTCTGTGGGTGCCCAACGCAGGCAATACATCTTGTAGAGAACCTCGACCACGGCTCGAGCGTGGGGTTGGGTCTGCTTCCGAATCCCCTCCCAGAAGATCCACACGGGATGGGTTCCATGGGCCTCTGAAACAAACTCATCCGAGCGTGGCGCAAAGGCCAGAGCTGTCTTCGTCTGCTTCTTGTGTTCGCGACAAAAGGCAAAGACCCAGGCCATCCAGTACAGAGCTCTCGTCACATCACGAACATCGGTACGAAGACAGTAAACGAACTCATTCAAAGGCACGGCCGCCATCAGGGGATCTGTCTTGCGCATCACCAGACTTCCAAAGATACGAGAGGGAGCCTTCAGTGATTCCTGGATGGTGACGGGATCAAAGTCGTGAGGAGGCTTGATCGTGGGCAGACTCGGAAGCTTGTTCTTGCGACACAGGGACAGAGTGGCTGCCACCTCACAGATCAGATGACGAACATCAGGGTTATTGCGAATACTGGTCATGTTGGAAACTGAGAGGGTCGACTCGATGGGTGCGTAGCGTTCGTAGGCATCGGCGAGGTAGATGAAGACGTTGGGATTCGCTCGATTGATGTGTACAGCCGCAGCATCAAAGAAGGTCGCCCACAGGCTGTGAACCAGGCCCGAACATAACAACTCGAGAGCCCAATAGCAAGAGTAGTCTGCGTGACCCAACTGCACGTTCTGAAGGAGAACCTTGGTAACGTGTGATCGTGGATGTCCACAGAAGGTTGATTTTTGAAAGTCGGCGACGGTACGAGGGTCTGAAACCTCCATTACGTTGTGGGCGGGGTTATAGGAGCAGATGCCGAAACGCGCTTCATGACGGCCTTGCCTACGAAGAAGATGGCTACACAGGTGACCAGAGCAATCAGAACATTCATGATCAGATCAAACCACGAAGAGTAGGATGCTACCTCAACAACCTTCTTCTTCTTATCGAGTTGGATCTGGTTCTTGATCTCGGTCAGTTGCTTCTCAAAGGCTGCCACAGAGAACTTCATATCATCGGTCACTCCAATCACGTTCTCCTTGACTCCGTTGACGGCATCGATCGTTTGTTGTTGCTGGTCCTTGAGGCTGACAATGTTCGAGTAGCTATTGAGATAGTTATCGACGGTCGGCTGAGCCTCTGTATTAGCAAGACGTTTCTGTTCATCGTTCAACCAGCTATCACCCTTGGTGAGAGTGTAGTAGGCAATGCGAGCCTTCTCGTAGGCATCAGGAGACTGATCACGGACTTCCTCGGCTGCTTGCAGATTCGCAAAGGCGCTTGCCTGCTGTTCTACCTTATTGACCTTGGCCATCGCGACTGTCAGTTTTTCATTGAAGTCAAGGATGATCTCTTCGTAGACCTTGTGATTGGGTAGATCTTTATAACTTGTTGGTGGAACAGGACCGTTTCCAAATCCAGGCGCTGTTTTTATTGGGAAGGTAATCGAGGGGTCTTTGTTGTACGTACACGAGTAGCCACCCGAGGTTCCGGTACTGGCTGTTGTTTCAAAGCCTTTTGCCGATGGACATTCAATAATACAACCAATACCACCCGGTACGTGTGCGAACTCCGACGGACAGTTCCCCATTATGTATTGGACAGATAGATTCCTACCGCAGCACCAACACAGAGCGTCAAAAAGATGAGACCTTGCGCATACTGAATCGGCACAACCAGCAACTCAGCCAGAGCGAGAAGGATGGTGAACAGAGCTGTTTGAATCACCGACATCTTCAGAGGATTGAGAATCTTGCGCTTCTCTGACTCAATCGCGTTGGGCTGAACGGTCGGGCGGGGTTCCCGAATGTTATCACGTGCATCCTTGATTCGCTGTGTTGCCTTGCTCAGAGCACTGAATCCTGCATACTGTGAGGCAATCTTCTCAGCCTGATTACTCAGTCCGTCTGCGTTGTCCTGGTAGGGAGCCATGCTCTTGATCTTTCCAGCCTCAGTGCTTACGCGATTACGCTCTTGTTGATATATTTCTGGTTCGGGAACTGGATCACTTCCGGGAGGTCCGGGGACAATCAGAGGTAGTTCCTTGAGGTCAAAGAACTTAGAGTTGTCGGTAAAGAGAACACAGCGTTTTTTCCTCGGATCGTTTGGATCCGAAGCAAACTTGAATCCGGCAGGACATGTGGCTCGGCATATGAAGGGTTCTGAGTCAAAATCCGCCGGGCACGAGGCGTTGTTTCCCATTGTTTACCGGTTAGGAATAAAAGACTTGAAAGCTAGGAACATGGGACCAATCACACGGGCATCACGATTCGCAGCCTGACTACGCCATCCCAGAGCGTTGGGAATCGGAGATCCACCCTGCTTGACGTAGGGAGCCAGAGTGGCGCTCATGCGGAGAAACCGAGTATAGTCCGACGCATCAGCCACCATGTTGCGACGGTTAGGAGGGTTGATCTGCATGAACGGTGTTGTGGGCATTTTGTTTATCTAAAGAGAAGATAATGGACGATCTCCATAAGCAGTTAGAGATTTATAAGCAGAACTACGCACGGTACCGTGTGACAGGTGACGTGAACGCAAAAACCGTAGCAGACACAGCCTTGGGCGAGGCCGAGAAGATCATCAGGCAGGAACAATCACAATACGAGCAAGGGAAGGGATACATTCAGAACTTTGTCAACAGCTTCAAGGAAACAAATCCTGATCTTGTGAGCTTGCGTCAGAAGGCCTCAACTCTGGAACGTCAGGTGCCTCTCGTTCAGAACGAGTATGTTCAGACACAGATGATGAATGAGTCTCCGATTGCAGCACATATCAACTACATACCCTACTTAATCAAGGGTGCGGTGGTTGTTGGGCTCGCGCTCGTTGCCGGTTTAGCAGCGACCTTGTAGATCAAGAGAAAAAAGAACAACAACAGGGCAATAAAGAGAGCAATTGAATACCAAAAGAAGGCCCCACTAAAGGTCGCTTGCTGGTGTTCGCGGATTCCCTGGAGTGTTTGTAGCTTGTCCTTCTTCATGGCTAGAGCATTGTAATCATTTTGGATACGCACGAGCTTTTCTTCGAGGTCCTTGGTGTATTTCTCAAGAAGATCGTTGTTGGTTTCTACCTGTCCAAGCTCAGTCATCATCTTCGATAGAATATCCGAGAGTTCAAGATTGAGCTGACGAATCTTCTCAACATTATTCGGATTTCCCGACTGAATCAGTTCTTCATATTCGTGGTACTTGGTGGCATACGCCTTTTGCAGGTCCTCCATTATTCTACATCTTGCGAAGAGTTCTACGGCGTACACGGCGAGTCCTACGGGTCCGACGTCCCGCATTCTTTCCTAACATGTGAGCCACCCGAGTGGCACGATCACGTAAGCGCTCGCGTTCCTTCCGAATCGCGTTCAGTTGCTTGGCGTACTTCAGTATATCGTCATGAGGATTGACGATGAGTTTAGGAGCCGGGGAAGGCGCCGGCATCTTATTACTGGGCAACATTAACGTCCTCCACACAGTATCTGTAGTAGAGGCTTCGACCCGCCGTATCGGAGTGACGCGTGACCTCGATCACATCACCGGGAATTGCACCGATCCACTTAATCATCGCATCCTGTGAATCTAGCCACGGCAACTGGTTCTCCGGATTCGAGATCTTGTACTGATTGAAGATCTTCGTCTTCTCGTCCTCATTGAGAATACGATGAGGCATGGCCATGCGATGGGTCGTGATGTCGAATTGCAGTTGCCAGATATGGAAGAACAGCACCCGCTCCTTGGCGTACGACTTGACGACGCGCAGGACGTTCTCGGACGGCGGAGACATGGCCACGATGACCACGCCCGTCGTGTGATTGTTGTTCTTGGCAAAGTCCACGATGTTGTTGATGTCCCCAGCAAGAACCTTATCCTTCTGACTAAAACACACCAGTACCGTTCCAATCGTGTACGCCGTGACACGCTCCATCTTCTTGTCACCCTCGATGACCAGGCGCTCTGTTGCCGTATCCAGCTTACGGCGAGCGAACATCGTGCGAAGCGTATTCAGTGCTGTATCCTCCATTGTGCCTATCGTTCTCTTACAGATAAGAGGATTCGTTTTTTTCGGCTCCTTGAACAATGAAGACTGCGACCGCCCTTCTCTTTTTCGTGGCCTCCCTCGTGGCCGTGTACTTCGTGATCAAGACATTTGGAATGGAGAAGTTCCAACCCGAATTTCTTGATAAGCGTAACGTGGATGCCACCGTGGCCAACGAGAACTCGTCCTATCGCCAGATGACGAACCACGTCGAGCCCGCTCCTTACGATACGGGTCCGATCCCTGGTAAGGAGACGATATTCCAGGTCAACCAGTTTAGGAGCTATATGTCTTAAATCTCAATGAGCTATATAAAAAGTAAAATCCCCAAGGCCTTACGAGAACAGGTATGGTTGTCTCAGGCCGGCCGTGTGTTTGAGATCAAGTGTAAGGTTAAATGGTGTAAGAACATCATCAACGTATTCGATTATCAATGTGGTCACAACATCCCTGAGAGCCGGGGTGGAGGAACTCACGTTGATAATCTAATACCGATCTGCGGTCGCTGTAATATCAGTATGGCGAACAACTACTCGATCGATGAGTGGAATCGGAAGTTTGCCCCGCCACGCAAAAAGTTCAAGTGCTGGTGTCCTTGGTTTTCGTTAAAATAAAGAACATCGTGTCGGTTCATACCTACAATGCACGCATTCTACATCAACCTGGAACGCCGGACAGATCGTCGGGAAGACATTGAAAGAGAACTCTCTGATAAGGGTATCACATTCGAGAGATTTCCAGCGATCGACTATCCGAGTCAGGGACATATTGGATGTTCGCTCTCACACATCGCAGTACTCAAGCTTGCTCGCGAACGAAACTACGATTCTGTCATGATTTTCGAGGACGACTTTGAGTTTTTAGTTTCCAAGGAAGAGTGGGAACAGCTGATCAAACGTGTTCCTACATCTTATGATGTTATCATGATGTCTTACAATTCATACGGATCTGAAAACCATGACGAGACCTTCGACCGCGCCTTGAATGTCCAGACCACGAGCGGTTATATAGTTCACTCTAGGTTTTACGAAACCCTGATCAATCGGTGGGAAGAGGGTGTCAATAAGTTTATTGAACATCCACAGGAACCTGGCAACTATTGCTGTGATCAGTATTGGAAGCCTCTTCAGCCTGTTTCTGAGTGGTATATTTACAAGAACAGAATCGGACGCCAACGAGTCGGATTTAGTGACATAGAAAAAATGGTTGTCTTTTACGGTGTTTGATTACAGATCCATGGTCACTGTCTTGGATGGCGGTGCCTCGGGTTTGGTTCCTTCTGCCCGATGGCGAACAACATCGTTCCAGAATCCCTGCAAATCCGCGATATGACTGGGCAACCAGTTGGGATCCTTCGGAACAAAGTCCTTCTTGATCCCTGACAGAACCCAGAAGATGATCTGATCGGTCTCTTCTAGAGTATTACGCCAATCATCTACAGTCTGGTCATCCGGCTTGTAGTTGACCTTGCCCTCCTCAGACACAGCAAAGCATCCCTTCCGCAGAATCGAGGGTTCCCATTCAGCAAAGAAGACCTGCTTGAATCGGAACTCAACATACTCGCACTCATCAATTCCCGTACATTCCATCTGCATCTGCATCTGGTTGAGGTATCCCTCGGGAATCTCTGCCTTCTCAACCCGAGAGAACGGACACTTGAACTCGACCAGACGACCATACCTCATCGGCTCTTGCTGTCCCCGTGGAACAATCAGACCGTCGGGAGAGGCACCCAGGAAGTCGTAGATCGGATGCGTACAGCATCCCACATCAATCACCTCACACTCTGTCGTCTCCTCGAAGATCTTCTTGGCCACGGGCTCAAACCGAGTTCCCCAGATCATAGGACCCACCGCATTAGCACCTGACACCCGAACAGGGGGCTCCAGCTTCTTCTCCAGCAACTCCAGACGACTCGCAGGAGATTGCCAGACCTTCGTGACCTCCGAGGCCGTGATCATGGTACCTCGCTTATTGTGCCAGGCATCCGTGCGCTGATCCTGGTTGCCGTAGAGCCGAATGGTCCGCTCAAAGTACCGATCGCGAAGCCACACTCGACCAAAGGGTCCCTTCATCAGATGCTCAACCGTTCGCATAGCCTCAGTCTTCAAGCATTGGTACGACAGCGTGCTCGACTGTCTGCACAGGCACAGAAACTGCCGGATCCGAGTGTTCAGATGAGTGTACGGTCGATTCTCCAGAAGCCACCTCGCCAGTGGTTCCGCAAGAGGGTACTCCTCCTCCATTATCATCTACCGTCATGCTCTGCGAAAGTTCATTTTGTAGTCTCGC